CGCCCGGCGCGGCGTAGGGGGCGGCGGCGTCGAGGGTGAGCCGGCACAGCCAGCGCCCGGTATCGCCGATCGTGTGCTCGATCCCGGTGACGAACATGTCGACGTCGAACACGGCCCGCCCTGTCGCCACCTGAAGCTGGCAGCGGATCCGGGTCGGTGTCTCCGGGCGGGCCGTGGCCATCAGCTCGACGACGCGGCCGTCGCCGTCGTCGCGGGCGGCGTCGAGGGTGACGGCCTCGATGCGCGGCATCGTCGCCAGCCCACGGGTGACGAGGGCCCGGCGGGCCAGGACGTCGAGGTCGGCCGGGTCGAACGTGATGAGGTCGGAGCGGGTGAATGGTTCCGGGCCGATGGCGATCTGTGCGGTCTGGTCGACGACGGTCACAGCGACGTCGTCGGCGCGGCCCATCGTGACGACGGCGGCGACGTCACGGCGCCGCCATGACAGCTCCCAGCCCGACGGACACACGGCGGCCGGGTCGATGTTGCCGACGACGGCGTCGGGCGGATCGTCGGGCAGGTAGGTCTGCCAGTCACGGGCCCGGTAGACGAGCCGGCCGGCGGTGTCACCGAACGTCGAGCCGGCCGCCGAGTCGGCCGACATGCCGAGCAGGTCGGCGACCGGCGACCCGAACGCGGTGCCCTGCAGCCGGATCGATGACGCCTCGATCGACCGGTACGTCGTCGGCCACGCCGCGGCGTCGAGGATCCGAGCGACGCGCACGTCGACGGTTTCGCCGTCACCGACCAGGCCGGTCAGCGGGGCGAGGTCGGTCCGGCCGATCTCGGCCAACGCGTCGATGGCGTTGATCTGTACGACGTCGGTGCCGTAGGGCAGATACAGCGGGATGGCCTCGTCGATGTAGCCGCGGAAGATGATGTGCCGGCCGGTCGCCGTGTCGACGCCGTACCGGAACTGGCGGCCCGGGCGCAGCGTCAACGCGGCGGGCGGGTGCGGCGGCGGCAGCAGGTCGGCCCAGCCGTCGAGGTTGCGGAGTGTGACGTCGGCGGTGGCGGGCCGGAACCGGTCGATCATGCGTTCGCGGCCATGGTTCGACGACGCCGTGTTGACCTCACAGGACACGTCCAGCCAGGTCGGTTCGGTGCCGGCCCACAGGGCGGCCGGGTCATCCCAGCGCGACACATCCCAGCGGCCCTGACCGGTCGGGACGCGGGTGTCGCCGACCCCGAGCTCGCCCCACGGATACACGGGGTAGTCGCACAGCAACGGCCGTACCGCGCTCACGGCGTCAGCCCGCGGGTGCCGGCGAGGCGGATGCCGTCGCGCACCGCGGAGCGCACGGTGCGGGTCACGTCGTAGCGAGACCCGAGGATGGAGCCGCGCATGTCCAACGTCAACGCCATCGGCACGGCGGCGACGCCGACGTCGACGACGAACGGGGAGACGATCGCCCCACCGGCGAACGCCGCGGCGGCCACCGGGGCGTCGGCGTCGACGCCGAGGGCGGCCGGCGCGGCGACACCCCGGCCCCGGCCGACGGGTGCGAGCTGGGGGATCGGGGCGCCGCCGCCACCGGTCGGCGACCGCACCGGGACTTGGGTGTTCTTGTACCGGAAATAGATGTCGAGGTAACGCTGGCGGGTGAGGTCGTCGATCTTCTGCTCGGCGTCCGAGGTGTGGGCGTCGGCGTTGATCGTCGCGGTCCGCGTCTTCGACGCCTCGGCCAGCAGCCGGTTGGCGGTGTCGAGGTCGCCGGCGTCGATCGCCGCTTGGATCTCGGTCATCTTCTCCGGCGGGATCTGATTGACGGCGCCGACGTAGTCGAGGATCGCCGAGCGGGCCGGCCCCTTCGCCGCTGCCGCCGTCGACAGAAGGGCGTCGTTCTGGGCGTCGAGCTTGGCGGTTGCCGTCTGCGTCACCCCGGCCGCGGCAGCCTGTTTCGTCGACAGCTCGGCCTGGGCTTTGGCGAGGTCGATGGCGGCGTCACGTACCTCGTCGGTCGTCGCTTTGTGATCCTTGAGTACCTCGCCGAACTTGACCATCGCGTCCTGTACGTCGAGCTGCTGATCGGCGGCCGACTGGGCGGCGTCGGCCTGCGCGTTCAACGCGTCGGCCTGATCCTTGAGGGCGTCGATCGAGCGCTGCCGGGCGTCGGCCTCGGCGTCGACCGACGTGATCAGGTCGTCGGTGGCCTGCTTCGAGCGTTCCAGAGCGCGGGCCTGGCGTTCGGTGGTGTCGGCGGCCTTGTCGGTGTCGTCGCCGAACACCTTGGTCACCGCGGCCGACGTCGCGGTGGCGGTGGCGTAGTCGGCCTGGCGTTGCCCGAGCAGCTTCAACACGTCGGCCTGTTCGTCGGCCGACAGCGACGTCGTGTGAAGCACGGTGGCGAGGGCCTGGGCGCCGCCGGCGCCGGCGGTGACGAACCGGGCGAACTGCTCGGCGGTCAGCCCGGCCTTGCCGAGCGTCGCGGTGAGGTCCTTCGTTTCGGCGTCGGCGAGTCCGAGGTGATCGGCGAGGAACCTGACACCGATGCCGGTCGTGTACCAATGACTGTTCAGCTCGGAGATGGTGTTCTCCAGCCCGTTCTGGGTGCGGGTGACGTCGAGCGTGATCGAGCCCAAATCCTTGAGGTGCTTCGCGTAGTTGGTGGCGGCGTTCCCGCCGGCGGTGAGGGCGTCGGACCAGGCGGCCACGTCGTCGGCGGTGCGTTTCGCCGAGTCACCGAACCGTGACTGCACGTTGCCGACGGCCGCCATGACGATGCCGAGGGCGGCGATCGGACCGGCGAGCGCGGCCGTCGACGCCAGCGCGCTGGTGAGCTTCTGGCCGCCGAGCGCGGCGTCGGCGGTTCCTTCGGCCAGCTGGCCGATGCCGACGCCGAGCGAGCCGAGGTTGCCGAACAGCGACGAGGCGTCCTGGGAGACGTTGCCGAACATGTTGGCGAGGCTGTTCTTGGCTTTGACGGCGGCGTCGTTGGTGTCGTTGAGCTTGCCGTTGAGGTTGCCCATGCCGGCGTCGGCGGCCGACACCTGCACCTCGTCCACCCGTTTCATGGCGGCGGCCAGCGAGTCGGCGTCGGCCTCGATGTCGCTGAACGCGACACCCATCCGGTTGAGGTCGCCGACCGCCTGGGCGATGCCGTTCTGACCGAGCTTCGCCGCCATCTCGGGCCCCAGCGCCTGCGCCAACGCCTGCGCCGCGGCGGACGCCGCCCGTAGCTCGACCTCGGCGGCGTCGGCCATCTTCGTCAGCGTCTGCGCCGCTTTCTGGGAGGCGGTGGCGGTGTCGTCGAGCGACTGGTCGACCTTGCGCAGCTCGGAGGTGACGGTGCGTGAGAAGTCGCGGATGCCGGAGGTGCCGGCCGACTGGTCGACGGTGATGCGGTAGTTGAGGTCCTTACCCGGCATCGGACCAGGCCTCGTCGAACACGGCCTCGATCGCCTTGCCGACCGGTTCGGCGGCGTGGTCGGTGGCCCGGTCCCATGTCCCGCGCCGGCCCTTGGCGGCGCGGGCCGAGGCGCGCGGGTAGCCCGGGATGGCGAGGGCCCGGCCGTGCGCCTTGACCGCACCGCGGCCGGTTTCGACGATCGACCACGGGCCGGGCGGGTTGGCGGTGACGTCGACGGTGACGCGGTCGGCGCCGGCGAACACCTTGGCCCGGGCGCCGAGCGTGACCCGCATCCCTGACAGGGTCGCCGAGCCGCGCACCGCTTTGACGCCGGCGGTCTGGGCCTTGCGGGCGACGGTGCCGAGCTGGCGGCCGACCTCACGGTTGGCGGCGCGCATGGCGCGGGTGAGGTCGGCGACCGACGCCGTCAGATCACCCGACGACGTGTAGCCGATCACGACGCGTCGGCCAGCTCGCCGTCGTCGGCGTCGGCGGTGACGGTGACCGGGAGCAGCACCGGCGGCGTGGACTTGTCGCCGAACACGATCCGGTAGCTGGTGGCGGTGCCGAACTGGATGTCCGGCGCCCGGTCGAACGGGAACGTGACCTGTGAGCGGGCCGAGGTGCGGCCGCCGCCGATGCCCATTGCCTTGATGGTCACGACGCCGACCGCGGTGGGCGGGACGCCGTCGCCGCCGGCGCCGAAGTAGACGTAGGCCCGTTCGCCGCGGTGCTGGTAGCAGTAGGCGGTGAGCCCGTCACGGTCCTGGGGGTCCTGGTAGGCGTCCCACGCCACGGCGAAGCTGTCCTCGCCGACGATCTGGGCGACGGACGGCAGGTCGCACCAGGTGCCGTCGATGTTCTCGGTGGTGACGTTCTCGGTGGCGGTGAGCACACCGGTGACGACCTGACAGCTGAAGCCGTCAGATAGCGGGTCGTAGTCGGACAGGTCGACGTCGGGCAGCACGGCGCCGCCGGGGGCCTGCCAGGTCGCCAGATAGCCCGCGGCGGCGGTGTCGACGAGGGCCAGGCCGAACACGCCGGCCTCGATCTTGAACAGGGTGACGCTCACGGGTTGACCTCCACAGGTGGGCACATGGTTGGGCGCTCGACGACGACGTCGACGAGGGTGATGAGGGAACGCAGACGGGGGCCGCCGACGTCGGCGTCGGCCGGGGTGGCGGAGACGCCGCCGCCGTCGAGGGACCGCACGACGTCCCAGATGGTGTCGCCGATGTCGTCGAGGGCCCGGCACTGTTCGTCGTCGCCGCCGTCGACGATGGCCACGACGGGGAACGTGACGACGGTGACCGGGGCGCCGTCGTCGTCGGCGGCGCGGCGGGCCGCTATGTCGACGTAGACGCATGGCGTCGGCAGGGCCTCGGTCGGCGGGCGGGTGTCGAACACCGGCCAGTCGACGGCGGCGTCGATCGCCTCGGTGAGGGTGGCGCGGGCCTCGGCGGTGATCGTCACGCCGGCGCCCACGTCGAGCCGTGCTGGTAGGGGGCGAGCAGGTCGCGGTAGCCGGCGACCGGGTCACGCGGGATGCGCAGCGCGGCGGTGTCGCCCCACGTGTCGGCGACGTCGGACTCGGCGTCCTTGAACCGGTAGATCCGGATGGCGACACCGAGCGCGGCCCGCCAGATCAGCTCCGGCACCGGCGCCACGATCGGCTGGGTGGCGACCGGGTCACCGCGGGTCAGCTCGGCGAAGACCAGGGCGTTGGCGGCCGCCGTGCACAACGTGATGTAGTCGGCGTCAGGGTCGGTCGGCTTCTTGCGGAGCCGGGCCAGCACGTCGGCGGCGGTGACGTACTCCGGTGGCGGATCGGGCGCGACAGCCACCGGGTCTACTTGGTCGACTTGGCGGTCGACTTGTCGTCGCCTGACGATGCCGACGCCTCGATGGCGGCGTCGATGTGGGCCCGGTCGACGTTGACGTCGCGGCGGGTGAACGGCACCACCGGCGCCAGGGTGACGGTGACCTCGACGATGCCGGCGGGCAGGAACAGGCCCGGGGTGCCCATGCCCCAGATGGCGACGTTGGTGCCGAGCTTCTCGACGTCGTCGGCGGTGACGATGAACGGGCCGTCCTCGAACCAGGCGGCGCCGCCCGGGTTGGTGACGATCATCGTGCCGGCGGTCAGCCCGGGCGCCTCGGTCATCTCCAGTCCGGAGATGTTGATCCGCAGCGTCGAGGCTGACGCGGTGCCCGACACGTTCTGGGTGCCGTACTGCGGGGGCAGCGCCCACGGCGCCGAGCCGAGCGCGGCGAACACGTCGGGCGCGGCGAGCACGACGGTGGCCGGTTCGCCGGTGGCGTCCCTGACGGCGGCGGAGGCGCCGAACAGCACGGCGCGCAGCGCGGCGCCGTCGGTGTCGGCGGTGGCGTCATAGGCGGCGGTGACGCCGGCGCCGGCGCCGATGGCGGCGTCGAACACGAACTCGGTGGTTTGCCCGTAGGCGATGTTGAGGATCCGGTTGTACAGCGCGAGGTAGGCGGGGGAGCTGCGCCGGATGAGTTGGAACGCGACGTCGGAGCCGCCGGCGTAGGTGTCGAGGGTCGCCGAGCCACGCTTGAACGACACCTTGACGCTGTTCACGGCGGATTTCTGCGTCAGCTGTTGCTTGACGATGGCGAGCAGGTCGCCGTCGTAGTACGGCCAGTAGACGTCCATGCCGGCCGCGCCCGGCGAGCGGGGGCCGCCGAGGGCGGTGATGCCGGGGCGGCCACGGTCGACGATGCCGAACACCTCGGTCAGCCACGTCGGCGGCATCAGCCCGGGGTTGTCGAGGGTGACCTGATCGACCAGGGCACGCCCCACCGTGCCCTGGCGCGACAGGGTGTCCAGCTCGCGCCACATGTGGTAGGCGCCGGTGAACGCGTTGTTCAGCTCGGTGGCGTGGTCGTCGCGGGCCTCGCGGGCGGCGGTGATCAGCTCGCGGAACGAGTGGTACCGGGCCAGCGGGCCGGCGTTGGCGGTGGCCCGCTGGCCGGGGCGGCCGCCGTAGCGGGCCATCTCGCGGCGCACGATCTCGGCGACACCGGCCCGGCCGGCGCCGGCGTCCTCCCCAGGTGTTGCCGGGTCGGCCGGGTCGGCGGGATCGTCGCCGTCGTCGTCGTCCTCGTCGCCGGCGGCGCCCGCCGCCGCCGCGCGGGGACC